CTCACACAACTCACACACCATACCACTAAACTTGATTCACTCTCACTCTCGTAAAATTGAACTTAAATTATAAGATTGAGTATGTCACCCTCCATGCTATCATCACAAGAGCTGCCTAATGTATTTGCAGTCATGGACCCATGTCCATCACTCCCTTCTCGCTATTACGTATTTATGACATATGAAGCCTCTAACTCATCCCTTCAAGTCATCCACAATTTAAAGTTCCACAGGCCATTTAGTGTTATAGTGGGTAATACAGATCAACCAGCTAATAAAACGAAAATCTACTACTCTGATACACAGAGTGAAGTGATATTCTGGAATCTAGGTATCGATATTGTCTCAGATGATAATGAAGTTGTACCTGTTCTTGACTTCAATGTACCAGTGTTCCTTCCAACAGAACGTCGTCTATCACCAGTGTATGTTACACCTGATACTATTATTACAAAGTCTGAGCACCAGATAATCCTTCGTTCTCGTAGAAATCTTATGATGACTCAGGCTGATGATAGAGTCTATTCTACTGTTAGTAATATACCACCACCTCCAGCAATTCAGCGAATACATCCGTGTTTAGAATATAAGAAGCCTGAAGAAACTTTCAATATCCCACATCATGCAGCTGCAATATTCGTTAAATGTTTGATTCAGGAGAAAAAGATGTGCTCTATAACAACAAAGTTATTTGATGAGACTGATGTGATTGGATTCACACCATGTTTCCATTGCTTTGATTGTCCAGCACTAGAAGAATGGCTTTCTAATCATAGAACCTGTCCAGAATGCAGGTCAGAAGTAAACAGTATTGTAAAGTATAAGCGTTAACTACTTCCAAATACTCACATGTAAAAGAGTTATACTATTTTACTCCATTAAGTGTGATTATAATATAAAGTCTAGATGTCTTAATTTTTATTCTTTCGTGTGGTATTACTATTATTCTTCCAATATCGATTATTCCAATATTTAGGACCATAACCAACAAAAAGCTCATCACCAGCCTTGATATTTCGTTTAGCAACAACTCGTCCATCAGCATAGAAGACAATATTCACCTTGTTAAGTGTTCCTTTGGGACTATTAATACGACTTGTCCAGTTTCCCTTCTTCAGACCATCAACGTAGAACTTTTTACCTTCTTCAGATGGATCATCCAATGTAAGAACATAAGTTCCAAGACCAGAATCACCAAACTTCTTCTCAAACTCTTTATCAGTTAAATATTCACCTCTGTATAATCCTAACTCTGTATTTATAGGAATATCTTTCTTCGCAAAAACACCCGTTCCAGCACCGGGTATACGAGATGGTTTCATTTCAATCAACTCCTTTTCTACATATCGCTCATTGGCAGTCTTAGGAAATCCAGGAAACATTTTCATTTCTATTTAGTGAGATTTAAAGTCTCCTTTTTTATTTATATATGCAGGTTAACGGTGAACTTACAGCCATCGGTTTAGAAACTTCAACAGATAAGGCGCATTTTCACAACTTCACACCTATTTATGAGCGCTTTCTCTTTGATAAGAGGGAGTCAGTGAAGAAAGTTCTGGAAGTTGGCGTATACCATGGTTCTTCCATACAAATGTGGGAACGTTATTTTCCTAATGCAAAGATCCTTGGACTTGATATTAGATCAGTCTATTTTAATGAGCGTACCTTTAGTAATAGGGTCACTCTTGCTGTATGTGATGCTACAAATCTCGAACAACTTGCATCTACAATGACTCAGAACTCATTTGAACCTGGAACTGTAGATCTTATTGTTGAAGATGGTAGTCATCGTGTCAGTGAACAGGTTAAGACACTAAGTTTTACATGGAAGTATGTGAAGCCTGGTGGCATCTATATACTAGAGGATATGCACACATCTGTTCCACTTCTCATTGGCCGTCATGCAAACATTCCACACGACGGAGGATATATTGATGCGTCTCCAACAACCGACCAACGTATACTAGGAACAATGTATGGTTATCCTGATCTCTTTCCTGGTTTACCTATTGATGAAATCGATCATATTGCATATATGTCAAGTGTAAAGACTATGAGTCTGACTTGTATTTTAACTAAGAAAAAGTAATCAATATAAATACGGACATAAAATTGATTACTTTCATCTCCACGATAATAATATATAGTAAAATGAAGACTCGCTCACAATCATCAAGAGAGACGGTTTTCCCCTCTAATGAAAGTATGATGGCAACGTATGAAGTAGAGACAGAGGGCACAAATACTCCAGTTGCACATCGCACACGCTCTAAGATTCAGCCAGTAACATGGGGCGTTTCTGATAAAGATGTTGCTGACTTACTTATGTATTTACGCAATAGTAATGATCCTTGGGAGCAGTCTCTAATCCCTGCGATAGAGAAGGCTGCAAAGTAGACTCTTATCAAAAACAAAACAAAAAGATTGTTTTTTGTTTTGTTTTTTGTTTTTCTTTTTGTTTTTATAGTTTTTAGATGGCATCCACATCAAGCTCATCCTCATCCACTGTCTTGAGTGGCTCTTCCACATCAAACTCAATACCATCAGCCTCATCACCCTGACCAGTCTCTACTAGAGATGGATGAAGACGCTTATCCACCACAAGCCTCTTAATATTTCGCGCACTGACGTTCCCTTTTAGCTCGAAGGTGGAACCACTCTCAACGACAATCACAATGTCATTTACACAGATGCGTGCCATGTTCTTATCAACTGCTTTTGCAGTGACCTCCATAAGTTCACCTCTGTGCTTGGGATTAGGAATGTAGACACGAAACATGCCACCACCCATAGACTTGATAGCCTTACCGAAGAGTACCTCAGGATCACTGAGAGCATCATTCTCTACAAGAGCGTTCTTTCGCTCTTTGCGCTCTTGAGCCGCCTTCTTGTTCTTCATATTCTTCATGTTGACAGACATTCTTGCTAGTAATATGAACGGGTAAAAATAATTTAACAAGATTCGTCAATCAATTTTTTTAGTTTATTTGTTATTCAAACAAACATATGTTCTCCTGACATCATATCTATTAAAGGATGACCCCCCATTCTAAACCAACGCTCTACGTTATCAGGGTGCCAAACGATCATTGCAATACCCTCTTTATGCTTAGACATACGCTGTTTGTGTCGTAACTTCTCATTATCTCTATAAATATGTGAAACTCTTCTTATCAACATCATATACTCTTCAGAGGGTTTGAGGAAGTAAGAGACAAGCCTCTCATCTGATAGAAGAAGATGGCTACGCATTTGAGGAAGTGCGAGAGCTTCCTGAATAAACTTCTCATGCAACATTTTAACAGAGACTCTCCAATTAACACTCTCTTTCGAAAGAAGAAGCATATTGAAATATTCAAACGTGGTATGGAAGACAAGTCTTGGAGAGGTAGCTGGGTTTTCTAGTAAACGACCAAGTCTCTTCTCCATTGGAGGCATGCAATCTTGAAGAGCCTTATTTGTATACATCTTCATATAGTTATAGACAGCATGTTTGAGATTTCTTTTATTCCATTTTGGCAAGATCTTTCCTGTTCCACAGAGTATTGTAAAGACATCTGTTAGAGAGTTGTGTGGCTCATTCCAACTAACTTTTGTAACATATTCCATAGCTACAATGTCAGCCTCTTTCAGAACAATATTTTCGCTGTTGATTGAGAACTCAATAATATGCTGGATGCGAGCCATAGAGCTGTTTGGTGAATAGTCAAGTCCCTGAAGAAGATAGCGCTTATTCGTTACATTCAGAAATCGTTGTTTCCAAATGGAGATGTTATAGAAATCAGTATGCTCTGCACAAGTCTTCTGATTTGCCTGACATCTCATGGCGCATGGCTTGAGATCACAGAGACGGAAAGCTTGACAGATAGGTTCCATCTTTGTGTTAGCTAGGTTGAAATAGCTAAAACAAAAAAGAAGTTCAATTTTTATTACTTCTTTCCCTTGCCATTGTCCTTGTCCTTCTGGGCGGCAATCCTATTCTCGGCAATCTTTTCAGCATTGCGTACGTGTTTACTTGAACCAAGACGATTAGCACCCTCCTTCTTATCCTTGGCGCTCTTGTGACTTTGCTTTTTTGTCTGAGGTGGATCCATTTGCTACTTTTGCTTTTTATAGCTGTGATATTTGGTTCAGACTGACCGTGGATTCAATTTTTTGGACATCACTTATATCTATGCTATCTCTCCTATCGCTATTAAATACTCACTGTAATATTTGAGAACCATAAAGCAGGCCTTCTGGTAGTCTTCGTCAACTATTTTTTGATCAATGTCCTCCCAATACACATAATCGATTGCAGCCCAGTCATAATACTTGTGTACATCAATGCCATAGTCGCTAAAGACATCAATCAAGAACCCACGAACTTTGTAATATCCTGAGGTGACTTCATCTTCAAAATGATCCTCTTCAGGATACTTTAGATCAAAGAGGCAGTCTACATTAGGTTTAGCACCTGCCTCAATAAACAACTTTATGATTTTTTTGATGCTGGGTTTCATCTCTAATGCAAAGCGCCCTCCTTCTAGAAGTGCTTGGACAAATCCGTCCAATCCTTCTTGTGGAGATTGTTGAGATCTTAGAAGTTCCTCAACAATCTTCACTTCAGAATAAGGAGTGTCTTCTTGGTATCGTGAATACTGTGGATAGGTTTTGACAAAGGCATCTGTCTTAAGAGACTGCGTGAGAGCCGCATAGTAAGTTTTCCAGCTTGTGAAAGGGTAATCCATTATAGTGTGTACTCTATTGATTGGTAAAAAATGAGGTGGTAAATGTTACCTTCAATTTTTTATTTATTAAGCCTCACACTCTTCACAGACGAAGATGCTCTCATCGAAGCTGAAATCAGCCTCTGATATGTCTGGAATAATGTGCCCGCAGTTGATACAGTAATCCTCATATTTCTCCTCCAGGCAGCCACCAGGGCCCATGTGACCTACCTGATTAAGATAGCCGTGCTCACATCCATCACAGTTGTAGCCACCGCTGTCAATAGGAATAATCCCAGTCTCCTCCCACTCATACTCCTCTTCTGGATTGAGGACAGCGATTTTACAGAGAAGGTTCTCAGGACTTACCTCCTTCTGAGATGAGTCTTTGTATAAGAACAAGAGACCCATAACATAGGTGAAACGACTGTAGTTACCAGATTCATTGAGGTAGTAATGATCCTGTACTCCATCAGGAAAGATGCGTAGGATATGAGGTGAGGGCTTCTCATCTAAGATAGCATTGCGCACGGCTTTCAAAGGAGAAGGGAATATCATGCCTCCTATAGGACCCTGTACGTAGATGCCTGGCTTGCGAGAACTATAGAAGGACTTCTTGAATAGTTCTGGAGAGAAGATTGGAATAAAGCTGAACTTGTCAAAGTAAGAGGGCTCGCAGTTAAGAAAGGCTGCTGACTCCTTTCCTGTTGGATCATACTCGTCTCTGCAGTTAGGACATGGGCAGATTTCCATAAATCCGTGCAAACTGCTGTATTCATAGACAGCATTAGCGATACGTGTAGCTTCGCGGTCAAGCATTACCTCCTTTGCTGTTACAGACTGATAGAGACTCATTTTGCTGTGCTTTATTGGTGCTATCCATGGCGGAGGATGGCGGGTTCAATTTTTACTACAAAAAAAGGGTGGTTTTTTGTTTTGTTAGGATTTAACTCATTTACTGAAGAAGTTAGGAAGTCTACCACCGAAGAACTTGTCATCAAGACCTATAGCCTTCTCATGAGGATCTTCTCTGAAGATAGGACATGTAAATGTTCCTTCACACTTCTCGAACATACTGGTATAACTCCCAAAATCTTCAATGCTAATGTGAACGTTTACTGCCGACTCTGGAATGCGAGTGCGAGATACTTCGAATATCGCAACATCACCAGATAAATCTTCAGGGTTAGCAGTTTTAATAACATGAATGAGCTTCTCCAGTTCTAGTTCGTTCCCTGTCCATTGGCAATAGAAGATGTAGGTCTCATCCTCCTTTTTGTTGTGCTCTAATACCATAATATACTCCATTTTGATAGATATTCTCTCTTTTATCTTTGGATGCTATCCATGGCGGAGGATGACGGGTTCAATTTTTATTACAAAAAAAGGTGGTTTTTTTGTTTTGTTTTGGGGGTTTTATATGTTTTTATTTTGTTTTGGGGTTTTATATATTTTTATAGTTTATTCATCCTCAAGGTCAGAGGGCTTAGCGAAGGTGGTGTCGATAGTCTTTGTTGCGCTGTTGTAGCGGCCGACCCATTCATACTCTTCTGTCAAGAGATCGCCGCGCTTGTTGCGCAGGTAGTTCACAGACTTGTGTGTGAATGGAGCGAAGACTGTGTGGTTCTCCTCGTCAGCATTTGTAGGTGCTGGCGAAGCGGGCAGAGGAACAGCTGCTGCTGGTGCGAGCGCCTTCTTAGCCTTGCGCTCTGCCACCTTCTTGTCGTGGGCAGCCTTCTCCTCAGCGGTCATCTCGCTGATCTTCTTAGGGCCTCGGCGCTTTTGCGAAGAAGAATCGCTGGCGGCATCATCCTCTGAAACAGGTGCTGCAGGAGCATCAGTAGCTGGAGCAGCTGCAGCGGCTGCAGCGGCCTTCTTAGCGGCAGCAGCCTCGCGTCCAGCCTTCATCTTTGCCTTCTGCTCCTCTGTGAGGACTTTCTTAGGCTTTTCCTCAGAGGCGGCAGCTGGTGCAACAGGCTCGGCAACAGGCACTGCAACAGGCACTGCAACAGGCGCATCAGTAGGGGCTGCTGCAGCGATCGCCTTAGCAGCAAGGGTTGCGGCCCTCTTTGCTGCGGCTTTTGCCTTAGTTTCCTCGCTCTGTGGCTTGCGAGCAGCTTTTACAGGCGCTCCAGGAACAGTAGGCGCCACAGGGGCATCCTTCGGAGTTTGCGGTGCAGGTTTGCTGTAGGCTGCGAAAGCGCTCTGTAGCGCTTCTTTTCCAACTTGGTTCTCCAGTGCAACGAATAGGTCAACAATGCTGATAGAGGACATTTTTCGGGTTCTTTCAATGTAGTAGCTATGAAAGGTATGATTGCTCTGGCTAGAAAATGCCATTCAATTTTTTATTCAAGTTGAATGAGGGGTTAGAAAATAGGGTATTTTGGGTCAAATTGACGTATTTTGAGCCCTATATTCAACTTGAATAAAAAATTGAACAATGTTTTCAATCCATAGCATCTATACTTTCATAGCAACTATCTATGAAAATTTGCAAAAATGGCAGCAATCACACCAAAAATTGAAGCAGCACCGTACCATGAGGCTAAATCCAATAAAGCTTCTATGGAGAAAATCACGTTTAACATTACCTGCCCAGAAGGTGTAATTGACGGACACCTCTTTACAAAGGAGAAGAGACAGGAACTGTACGGAAAAGTAGCAGGTGGAAAAGGGTCAAAGAAGCCTGAAGAATACCAGAGAAAACAAATTGTCTTAGGAACTGGCTGTTCATGCAATAAAACGCAAACTCGCATTAATTGGCGAAAGAATGAGATGCTAGAAAACTCGCAACCTATGCGAAAGGAAGATGGATTTGATTACACAGAAGACTTCGATGGAAAACAGGTATTTGCTTCAAATACAGTGTGGGTTAATCTTAAATCAGTGGTTGGAAGTGGTGGAGCACAAACGCGAACGCTTCGTGATGAATGCTACCCGTTTCTAAACGCTCAACTTAATTACTTGCTCAAATCAAAAAAGACAGACTGTTTCTTTGCTAACATCTTTGATGGAGACGAGGCTTCGTCAAAGATGAAGATGTTTCACTACTTACTCAATCTGTCTGAGTTCTCTACAGTCAAGAAGTATGTCTATGTTGGCGACTTGAAGGGCTACTTTGCATGGGTTAAGGCAAATGCGTGCTAATCAAATGGAGTACAATTATATAGGCCAACTCAAATGGAATACGCTTTCTGGCATATTCCTTTGATTCTCTATACTGAGGAAGAAACAGACTCCATGTATCACTCCTCTTTTTTTCAAGAAGGGTGTTAAATTCTAAAGAGATTTTCTTCTGTTCTTCAGGAGATAGATTTTTTCCTTGAATGCAGAGGGTCGCATATGTTCGGCTACATTCTTTCGCAGGATATACATATCCTTCTTTATATTCAAGGCATATCCTTCCCTCTTTCGTTCCACTATCAAGAGCAGATAATGTTAATGATGTTAGCTGCTCACCATCTTTAAGTTTCTGTCCTTCAACATGTCTCCTGATCTTTATTGCTTTAGGAACGGATAACTTATAGATGTCTCCACCAATAATCCAATCATTTTCCTTAGTCATTTTGAAGATGCGTTTATCACCTGATGGTAAAGAAACCCATTCAACAGACTGTTCTTTGAGTAGAACAGTTGATTTCTCAAATGAGAATGCTACTACAGTAGTAGTTGTATCTGGAAATACAGTCTCTTCAAAATACTTAACCTTTAGCAGTTTATACTTTGATAGAAAGTCATTTCTACAACGAACATCTATATCACGAGGAGATAAGAAGAATCCAGCAGGAATAATAAAGATTCCACCAGCACATTGCTCTTGCTGTGTTAAAGAATTTATGAAGCATTTATACAGGTCATTTGTATCATATTTATCAAACATCTCTTTTTTATCACTCTTGTTTCTGGCAAGATATGGAGGATTTGTGAGAATCCACGAGTCTTTGTATTTTGGTGGATACATAAGAGTATCACGTTGAACAACACCCTCTTTTTTGGGCTCTATATCATATAACTCAAGAGGAAGCGTGTTCTTATTCTTTACAAGCCATTCAAGTAAATCACCCTTTCCTGCAAATGGTTCTATTATGCAGCGAGCAGATTTTGGTGGCATAGATAATCCATCAAGGATGTATGAACTGTTTACTGTATAAAACTGCCCCTTCATCTTCTTTCCTTCTTTTGCAGTTTCATCATTTTTGGGCATCTCAGTATATATAAATGATTGTATAATGTTATCGTCAATTTTGGCTATAGGTATGTTTCTTTTCTATAGTATTTTCGAAGATGCTCTTGCACCATAAATGAAATAAACAAAAAACCAAACCTTTTTTCTCCAATAAAATTGAACCCCTACTAGCCCTCCAGAGCAGTATCCCTCTAAATAGCAACTATGGAGCCCTCTACTATCACCCTCGAAGAGCTGAAGGCCACTATCGCTAACTATAAGAGACAGCTCGCAGCCGCTGAACAACAGATGAAGATCCTGTACCCTGACGAGGGCCGCATCTACACTGTGAATAAGGACGATGTGCTAGCTCTTGCAAAGAATGACACAGCGGCTTTCAATAAGGCATGGAAGAAGATAGTTGATGAAGATCTCGTTAAGAATATACAGAATATCCTGGAGGAGTGCCACTACTACATCATTAACTATGATAATAATGAGGAGTTTGTGGAAAAGGCTAAGAAGAAGATGGGTGCTATAAATAGCAAGGAGTGGGCCAGCTTTACACTTGAGGTTATTACTTATCTCAAAAATCAGGGCTCATTCGGCGATCCCAGTAGCAAGTATGGGCTCGACAACTTTGAGGACACAGCAGGTGGTTGTGATGAGATTACACACGATGCAGTCGTTGACATTATTAAAAAGATTTAGTGGGATGTTAGAGCAAAAGGAATGAGATCCTTGAGGAAAAGATCAAATCTATACGATCCATTATTGACTTCTAAAAATAGAAGATGGCATATACTATGCTTAAAAATCTTTTTTATTGCCGATAAAAATTGAACATGATTCATGATGGAAAGACTATATCCTTCTATAACAATCTTAGAAATGTCATCAGCAGCCCTAGCAGCCCGTGAGAACTGGCAAGCAGACGCCAATGCTGGTGGTGCAGCACATGAGTTCACTGTAGAAAAAGCATTCAAAGACTACTTCGCAACACCCGCTGGTGCAGGCTATGAGTTCATCTCAAAGCCAAAGATTCTAGAGAACCTCTTTATTGAAGAGGACTACAAGCGTGACCCTTCATCCTACAAGAAGCCAGAAATGCCTATGAAAGACGATACTTATTACGACGAACAACAGAGCCGTTTCTTCAAATGGGACGGCCAGAAATGGATTCATGAGCGTCTCGGCATGGTACCTGATGGAATGATTCGCAACACTCGCACAGGTAAGGCCCACCTTCTAGAAGACAAGAAGCAGAATGCAGCAGGCAATGCACACGAACGAGCCTGTCGCTATGGAATGCCAAAGATTGTTAAAGCAATCCAAAAGCGTCTCAAAGTAGAAGGCTATCCTGTTAGCTGGATCTTCGCAGGTGGTATGACTACCTCTAAGAAATACATTCTAGAAATCGCAGCCACCTTTCCTGACGAAAATGTTCTACTCATCAAACCGACTGATGACGCTAGTACAGTGGTTATTGAGTGGTTCAACCGCACTATCCGCCCCCTCTTAAACTGAACCCGGCAATTCAAAATTGAATTGTCTTTTTTTCTAGTCCTCATATAACAATGAGTACCGAAGGAGTTAAGTACATCGGTAGTAAGGCCTCGCTTGTCCCCTATATTCTCAAATGTATCGACGACAATATTCCCAGCGGATCCATCTCCTCTGTCATCGACGTCTTCACAGGAACTACACGTGTTGCACAGGCTTTCAAGCAGAGGGGTTGGCGTGTTCAGACTAGCGACCTCTCTTGGGCAAGTCAGTGCTATGCTGGAACCTGGATAGAGAATGGAGGTGATAATAAGCACTTGGCAGAAAAGGTTGAGACTCTCAATAACTTGACAGCGAAGGCTGGATGGCTCACACAAAACTACTGCGATGTCAAGGGAAACAAGGGCGGTATTGTCCGTGTCTGGCAGGCTAAGAATGGTGCTCGCGCAGATGCTATCCGCGACCAGATTGAGGCATGGTCCGCTGCGGGCGCTATCAATGCGTGGGAGAAGAACACACTCGTCACCAGCCTTATTCTGGCTCTAGACAAGGTTGATAATACAGTAGGTGTACAGCAAGCCTATCTCAAAGACTGGTGTAAACGCTCATTCAACGATATGAAACTCCAGCTTCCTGTTGTGCTTTCACAGCCAGTTGGAAAGCATCACAGTGGCAACTGTCTACAGATAACATACGAGAAGGCCGACCTCGCCTATCTAGATCCGCCCTACTCTTCTCACAGCTACGCAACCTATTACCACATCTGGGACAGTATTGCTGCATGGGATAAACCTGCAGTAGGTCTTAATACAAACCGCAGAGCAGATAGGGTTTCAGGTGATAGCTCCTATGATAGCGATATGTCATCCTCTTGGAATAGTAAGAAGTCGGCGCTGGCCGCATTTGAGAGTGTGATTGATCGTCTTCCTGTTCGCTGGGTTCTCATCAGTTATAACAACGAGAGCCTGGTGGACGTGGACTCGCTTCAGAAGTTATTCAAGAAGTATCCTCGCGTCATTACAACTGCAATCGACTATAAGCGAAATATCATGTCGCAGATTGGAAATGCTACGAAAGACAAACCAGAGGACACCAAGTTTCGCACAGAGAACGTAGAGTACTTGTTCCTCATCGACAAGAAACCCGTCTAAAATTGAATGTGGCGACTCAAGTCTTGTTTTTTAGTTCATTACTTTATTACTTTAGTATTGTATCATGTATTCTGATGTGTATTCTAACATGTACTCCAACGTCATTCAACAGTTTAACGCAACAACACAGTCCTCTCCCATTCTAAACAGAGATTCAATGACTATCTGGTTCACGTTTGTTTGTCTGATTATTAGCCAAATCCTCTTGATGCTACAGAGGAAGACTCTACCAAACACTCAAAAGGCCCGCTTTGTAGAGTTGGAGGAGGAGTTCTTCACAGCAATGAAGGAGCAAGAGGATGCGCTAGAGAAGTCTTTCAAGAGGATGCAGGACGATGTTGATAAACGCTTGGAAGAGTTCTTTACACAACAGAAAGCTCAAGAAGAGAAGATGAATACTCTTCTAACTGATGTTGTTGTTAGTTTGTGCAGACGATGGGGCGCACCTATTCCTACTGACGAGAAAGGAGGTGAGAGGAGTCTAAGGTTGAAAACTCTTGTGAATGAGCATTTCAACTCAAACATCGCCGATTGTGTGTATATGGGCTAAAATAAAATTGAAAGTAAGTTATCCATACTAAGTAGTTAACAAAATGAAAGATCAAGATATTGTCTCATGTTGTCTGCTTGGATTTCTAATACTATTAGTTATCCTTGCTGCAGTGTAAAGTTATGATTCCATCCAAAATTGAATGTATTTCACTCCACAAATTTCATTAGAACAATGTCTAACACATTCGAGTATATTGCAGCTGCCCGCTACCCTATTACTAATGGAACTCAGTCTAAGAATGAGATTCTTCAGTTGCGATCTGACTATATTGCCGGCCTCCGCGAATGCAAGGTGCGACCTGTCTACTTTGCGAGGACAACCGCAGGCGACATTCCATGTTTGTGCGAGCCGCTCACTACTGATGACACCAAGGGTTGGCAGACAGTCAAGCATGCTTATGTAAAGAAGACTCGTCCTTCCAAGCGAGAATATACAGAGATATATGACACAAAAGATTATTAGGCTTACTAAATAAAAAATAAAAATAAAAAATTGAACCTCCCCAGCTCCAAACCATTTTTTACCCAATACTATGGATACCGCAATAACAACTCCTCGACCCACTATCGACGTGGAGGATGGCTATTGTTCTACACTAGCAGAATTACGACGAAAAGCCCTCCGCAAGAAGATTCGCATGAGCCGCTCTAGTGGACGTATAACACGGACTTACAGGGAACTCCAACAGGTCATTATACGTAAAGAGATGGAATGCAGTAAGAAACAGGCAAAAATATGGTCTGTAGATCCGAGCCCTTATGAGAGGGATTATATATTCTATTGTCTGAAACTTGGAGTTTCTGTGTAAATAGGCATCTAAAAAAAGAAGGCTCTTACTACAAGATGAATCCTTTTGCACTTCAAGTATATACTCCACCAAATGAAAATATATCACTCTTTGTTCAACAAATCTTATCTCTTACTCTTTTTGTCTCTCTGATAATCCTTTTTATACATGGGCGTAGTAAATAGTAAAGTGTAAGAATCTCTACGGAACCTCCGTTAAAAATAAAGTATATATACAGAATGAACGGAGAGCACCGTTATAATATCCCCATGTTTGGAGTTAAGCACTGGTATGAACATGAGATGGAGGCTGTTGGACACCTCGCATCCATGGAGGATGCGTATTTACGGCGCATGTATGCCAGTAAGGTTGTTAACGGAATGAACCACCTCAGTAAGGCAATCCAAGAGAAGATTACAGACCCTGGCTATGATCACAAGAAGAGGGACTTGGAGATGATGAAGGGAGGTATCAAGCGTACAATGGAGCACCTCAAGAAGGAATATGATGTTTCAGAGGGAAACATTTCCTACAAGTGGAACACGAAGACCATGAATAACATGAACAACATTAGCACCATCAATAAAATGAATAGCATGAACAGGTCACCTTCTTCTTTTAATTCATTACCCTCTATGAATGAGAGCACATTCTCTCTTCCAGAAGATTCTGAACCTCTTAATAATAACTCGGTATTAACATTGAGAGATATGAATAACTTTGACACAGTAAAGACAGGAAATATGAATGCTCCTAAGTTTAATGAGGATAATCTCAATCTAGATGAGAATATTCTCAGCCTCAACAAGAATGTTCTCAACCTCAATAACAAGAAGAATGTTATTAATCTTAGTAATAACATTAGCAATCTTAATAAAAACAAGAACAAAAACCAAAACAAAAATACTTTGATTGGTGGTCGCCGCAAGAGCAAAAAGGCTCGTCAGACTCGTCGCAAGTAGAGGTAACTTCTTAAAGTTTACTGATTCATAAAATCCTTATATTTTAGCATAAAATGCTCAAATATATTGCTGAGATGTCAATACTCATAACATCCTTTTTACACACTCGCCACCCTTATAAATGCGCTTGAGTTCTTTGAATATATATTCAAATGCCGAGCCTGCAGTGAGTTTCTTACCAAGCATCTGGATACCCAGAAGTTTTTCATACATACCTGCAACTTCTGTAGTAATAGGAGTATCTACACCATCTTTCAAAATATCAACCACAAACTGATTCCAGGTTTGCGACATAACTGCCTCACTACTCTCACGACGGTCCAGCGCTGCTTCACATATGTGTACAAGAAAACTAATGAGATCCTGTAAACGGTTTTCAGGAAACCAGTCAAAAAAGCGCATCTCGATTCCGTGATTATAATGTTTTCGGTAGTTGATATCCATGCCGATTTGCTCAAGAGGATTATATCCGCTGGTCTTATGAAACTTGGTGTACCACCAATAAGGCAGATCGCTTCCTTTCACTTTAGTGAGAGGCAATGTAAGTAGTTTCCCCTCTGGCATCTGCTCTGTATTATATGTGCCGATTCCAATATATCTAGCCACGCAACATCGTTGTGAGGCTTTTGTGTAGCGGCGCGAATAAGACGATAGAGGATCGGGACTTCCATACATAACAATCAAGAGAGGCTCTATCCACTGAATCATCCGAATACACTGGCGATGCTGTTCTTTGAAAAGCTCTGGGAATGCTAAGAGAGGTGCTTCATCGGCAGAGGGTGCATTTCCAAGTATTGTGGGAAGAGTTAAGTTTATATGATAAGTACCGTTATTAAACATAAGAACATTCCCTGGATTGCTGAAAAAAACGGCAAATCCAGGATTGCGCGGAGGGTACATTAAAAGCCCCTTATCTCTGTGTCTACCTGACACCTTGAGAAAGCGGTTAAGTTCTCCAAGGAACTTAGTCTTATAATCAAGAAGTTCCTTGATAACTTCTTTAGAGGTTGCCTTATAAAATCCGAGTGTCATGAACTCTATAGAATCTCCATCAAACGTATAGCAAATCTCGTGATCCTCTTTGAACATCGGCGAAAATGCTTGGAGCTCATCAATAAAAGTTTTACCTGAAAACTTCGGATTAGGCTTTGGTGTCTTTTCATACGTCGTAACATGAGCCCCACTCATATCCATCTTCGTAAATGAATGACTATTTACGAAAAGAGGAAGCGCGATACAGCCAGACGCATCAGGAAAGAGAGACTCCAATGCTTTCATGTGACCTGGTTTATAAACACTATAATAGTTAACGCTATATCTCTCGGCTTTATGGCAGGTTCGAAGAATAGGAGTGGCAACATGGATGGGTTTGGTAAACTGGAAATATGTCTCTTCTTCTATGCCGAGACCCCAGTATATTTCATTTGACCCGTATTTATCCTTATATTTTTTATGTTTTTCTAACACCTTCGCCATTCTACTTAGACCATATAAAAGACAATAGCTATTTCAGATAATGGCGTGGGACGAAGCTGAGACTGCTTCATTTTTGAACGCGTGGAAGCATGGAGAGGGACAGGTAGGACCAGGAACTCTACTTGGTAATTTTCTCATGAAGATTGCAAAGGATAAAAACTACACGAAATATTTAGAGATTGGTACGTGGTCTGGTATGGGCTCAACACGATGTTTCCATCTTGGGTTTCTTGAGAGGGATTCACCATTCGTCTTCAAGAGTCTTGAGTGTAATAAAGAGAAATGTGAAATGGCGGAATTACATTATAAGGATTATCCCTCTATTCAGATTCTAAATAGCACAGTTGTTCGTGCAAGTGATATCCCTTCTACAGATGAACTGAAACTCATGTTTAATGACCTCGTTGAAGATTGGCATAAGATAGATATGGAAAACTTAGCAACATGTTCGTTTTTAGAGGAGCGTGATTTTGAAGTGGTCTTCTTGGATGGTGGTGAATATACAACCTATTTTGAGTATAAGGAGCTTATAAACTCTCCTAGCCTGCGTATGATCATATGCGATGATACGAATATTAACAAATGTAAAAAGGTTCGTGAAGAACTTTTTGCATCAGGCGAATGGAAGAGTATAGAGGATCATCCTGAAGATAGGAATGGTTGGTGCGCTTTTGTTAGAGAAAACTAGGCCGCTCTCTCCTCGTATACTGAAGAAGACCCCTTTCCTCCTTTGATGTTCTATAATAGTGACGATAACATTCTATGGCATCATCACTAATCTTATACTCATCTTTCATGGCGATTGCGAATGATTGTAGACCAATGGAAGGAAGTTGAGGCACGTGGTCAAATAACCACAACGCATGCTCAGTGCATAGATGCAGCTTTCCATATCGGTATTTATATTCATTTCCAATCGCAAGTGCTAGACGGCATGCAAACATATAATTTTCAACGGAGGCTCGTATCCAGCGAGTACATGGATGATGAAGATGCACAGGTCGATATCCCTTCTCACTCGTATTCTTGCGGATTGGCGCGTCAGTAAAGTATGGGGGCACATCCAGCACCTTCTGTGCCTTGCTGATGCCAATCGCCGATTTATTTTCAAGAAGTGAAGGATACGCGGATGTCCAGTGTGCCGAGTAAAGCATTTGACATGCCTCTAGAATCATTTTAACTACATGTGTGTCGGCATGCGCTTGCGCAGCCTCCACAGGATTTGCTGAGAGAATGAACAAGTTCATAGGTTGACTCTTGGTCAGAGGTGTATAAGTTCAATTTTATATAATATGCATCTTACCAGGGTAAAATTGAGACTACATTTATCTCTAGAACTTCTAGACAAAAATGTATACTCGTTGCAGTCTTTGTGGAGAAGAAGGACATAGACTTACGAAGTGCAGCATACTGATTGACCCACTCAATTCTGGGTTTAGCGGTGCGAATGGTGGTGGAGGTGGAAGTCATGATCACGATGATGATGATGAGAGCCTTAGCCATGACTCAGGAAAGAGGTTAGGTTTGTGGTGCTCAGACCAGAGTTCAGGATACACTACTGTATCTATTTCTCCCAAGACAGCTGCCCACCAACTGAATGAACTATTTGAGATTACGGCCCCAGCACGACAGGTCGTCATGACATCAAGAGCTGTTAGCTCATTAGGCTCATCACAAAAAATTACAGTATCCTTCTGAAAGCACGGTTGTTGACGACACCACTCTATATCGTCTGAAAAAACCAACCATTTTTCAGCTTTTATGAGCGACATACCTTTTTCATAATAAGATGCAGGTTGAACCCAGTGATAGGTGGGATTCAGCAAATAGTCGCCACGACGAACATGAACAAATCCTGTTGTAGGTGAGGGACTTATATGTATCTGAGTCTGTTTACGAAGTGCTGGTAAAAAACTTGCACGCAGCTCTGGTAGAATAGGTATGAGTTCAGGAAGAGATTGGAAATAACCCTGTAGATAGATAGTACCCCCTTTAATAAAGTGCCCAGGTGACCATGACTCAAATGCACTATATTGTACATATGAAGTCATCGTTGTTAATGGAGCAGAATGATGTCGCCTCCCCTCCAAAAACAAATTAGTAGCATAATCATGACCTAGCGTATTGTGTGCGTTAGTAGTTTCAACAAGGGATATTGAACCGCCTCCCATTTCTTTCCGAACAGCAAGTGCGGCAGCATATTGGAAAATCTGGTTTCCAAGACCGCCTTGTAGACGGACAGTTATCATCTTATTGATTATCAGAATGAATAATTTTAAGTGCGTCTGTTAGTATGGAAGACAGAATTAATCTTTTTCTAATTATTAGCTTTTTACAGATTTGGTGGATTGCTGTTTGGGGTATCGCCTATATTTTTATCGAATATATGTCTAAAAAATCAAAAGCAGTAGAGTTACTTATTTATGTTTCTATGATGCTCATTATTATCATTATTATCAGTCGGAACCCTGGACTTGTTCCAAAGTTTTAGTATGGTCATAAGGTTCTGAAGCCTCTTCTCCCTTATCAAGAATGATTGTTGAAACCGTAAGGATTCCACGAACCCTATCAAGAAGGCTCGTTGTATTCTTAACAGGATGGGGTACTTGAATACTAGAAATAGCAGGGAGAGCACGTACCTCTTCGGTATAACTTTTTGCCTGGAAAGCTTTTGGAAATGGCTTGATGAAGCCTCTATCAAATATACGTGTATTACCAATTGTATTAGGTAGCCATAATCGCATATCAGACCTACTTAGAGGAACAGGCTGTTCCTCTAGTTCTTTATCGTCAAGAATACGACATCCACTCATTATATATTTATAATGAATGAATAATAAGATTCAAATTTGCGGTATTACTTTTGTTAAACATCAACTCTTGGTAGAATGTCTGGACTTGTGCTTGTCTGGGACATGGATAATACCCTTGTGGGTAATTATTATGATGTAACGGATACAACTTCGTATAACATATTGTATTTTAATAAGAATGCTGTTGCAGTCTTAGAAGAGGCTTTAATAGCCAAATCTCAACAGAAGGTTGATGCAATCTTCATGCTTACAAACAACTCAGATAAGGATTTTATAGAATATGTTCATGATAGACTTAAAAGGAAACTAAAAGTTCCAGTTGTCTTTGATTACATTATGGATCGCACACATGAGGCGAGACCTTTCTCAGATAATCCGCCAAAACGTCTAGAGGATGTGGCATATATGATGTGGGCCACGGGCAGATCTAACTATAACTTGAGTAATCGTGTATTTTTCTTTGACGATATTCCGGACCATCATATTCTCAACGAAATACCTCGTTCCCATTATATTCACATCTTTCCTCGGTTTGAACCTTCTGTACAGGACCAGACCGATTTTAAACCTATTCTTGACGCCATTTCATCGCGCGGTGGTGCTAGACGGAGACATCTGAAACAGACACGAAAGACTCGCCAAAAGAAGTATCGCAATAATAAAAATAGTAAGAAAAATTTGACAAACATCTTGCGCGACATGTAGGTATGTACTCGCTTTGCATTGTAGAATCACCCGCAAAATGCGGCAAAATCCAGGGCTTCCTAGGTCCAGGATGGAAAGTTATTGCTACAATGGGACACATCCGAGCTCTAGAGAAGGATCTTGATGCAGTTGGTATTAACAGGGATTTCCAACCTAGGTACACATTTATCAAGGAGAAGGGGAAGGCTATGTCTGACATCAAGAATGCTGCGAATGGTGCTCATACTATCTTCTTGGCATCTGATGATGATCGTGAGGGGGAAGCTATTGCGTACAGTGTAGCTGTACTCTTGAATCTCGACCCTGCAAAAACACCCCGTGCCGTCTTCCATGAGATTACAAAGGAGGCTGTATCACGTGCTGTAGCCAATCCACGCCGCCTCGATATGAATCGTGTAGATGCGCAACAGGCTAGGGCCGTCTTAGACATGATGGTTGGCTTCACTATCAGCCCCATTCTATCAGATTGTGTTGGTCCAGCACTTTCAGCTGGGCGCTGTCAGACTCCAGCCCTTCGCCTTCTTGTGGATAGGGAGAGGGAGATTACAACATTCTCAGCCCAGACAAGCTGGAGAATCTCAGGAGAATGGAGCGCAAATACTGTAGGGCTTGTATTCCCAGCATCTCTCTATGATGAACTAGAGGACGAAGAATCGGCCAAGAACTTCTTAGAGAATATTCACGCAGATACCAGAGGCCAGATACTCTCAACAAAGACGGCTCCAAGGACATCAGCGCCCCCTAAACCTCTCATCACCAGCACTCTTCAACAGGAGGCTAGTGCAATCTTCTCTTATCAACCGAAATCAACAATGAGGTCGGCGCAGAAGTTGTATGAGCAGGGACATATCACTTATATGAGGACGGATTCAACCTATATTTCTGAAGAGGCTACTGCAGAGGCACAGGAATATGTAAAGGCAACCTTTGGTGCGGAGTATCTTGGAAAGACGCAAGCACAAGCTGTAAAGAAGGATAAAACGACTCCTGCCGTTAAGACGCAACCTCTTGCCGTTAAGACGCAAGACGCACACGAAGCAATCCGTCCTACCCACATGGACATGACTGATTTAACAGGTGGTGATTGGACTCCTGCAGATATTCGAGTCTACAAACTCATTTGGCAGCGCACAATCCAAAGTGTTATGGCCCCAGCCCAATCCGAAGAGCATACAGTTCTCTTCAAGGCTCTTGCCGATCCTGGCGAGTTTGTCTGGCAATCCATTTGGAAGCGAAGCACCTTCTCAGGCTGGAAGAAAGTTGGTCTCGCAGCTGTGGATCTTGATAATGAGGATGAAGAGGCAGCAGACTCTAAAGAAGCAGCGTGGGCCGCAGCCACTAAGCTGAAGGTAGGCGACGCTCTCACTTGGAAGAAGCTAGCAGCCCATCCACATGAGACCAAACCAACAGGTCGATATACAGAGGCCACGCTTGTTCGTGAGTTGGAGAGACGTGGTATAGGTCGTCCTAGTACATTTGCATCTCTTGTCGGCACCGTCTTAGAGAAAGAGTATGCAAAGAAAGAGGATAAACCCTCTAGAGAGGTTGATTTCATCTCTTACCATCTAGAGAAGCCGAATACCTGGCCACCAACCCGCCAAATAGAGAAGAAGAAGGTAGGCGCTGAAAAGCAGAAGTTGAGTCCAACCCCTCTTGGAACTTCCGTGCATGATTTCTGTATCCGCGAGTTCCCCCAGCTCTTCGACTATGGATTTACGAAGAAAATGGAGGACCGTCTTGACTTGATTGCGACGGGCGCTGAGCCTTGGAAGGGAGTCTGCCGTGATACATGGGGATCTTACAAGGATAAGCTTGAAGATCTCAAAAAGAATGGAACGAAGGCTCCACGACCCAAATACGAGAAAGACCCAGAGGAAACTCTCGGTGAACTTGATGGTAGTTCTATTATTAAAAAGAAGGGTCCTTACGGATTCTATCTTCAATGGGGAACAACGAGAGTTCCCTACGTAGAAGGTGATACTTTGGAAGCAATCACTACGAAGCTGAAAGCGAAATCTGAGAGTCTTCTTCATGTTCTCGGACCCTATGAGTTCCGCAAAGGCCCTTATGGAGTCTATATGATGATGAAATCAAAGTCAAAAGCGAAACCAGTCTTCGTATCAATTCCACAGGAACTTGATCCTAAAATACTTACTGAAGAGGCAGCTGCGCGTATTTATAAAACGGGGCTTTCACAACGAAAGAAATAATCTACACCCGGTTCTTAGATACATTCTATAAATTTAAGTTCATATGGTAGAGAATGAAGTATATAAAACACCTTTTTATAATAGCAGTTTTATTACTTATATTTCTTGTATTTTCTAGAAAAATCGTTGAAGAGGGCTTTTCAAGTAATATTCCTAGACACATCTGGACTTATTGGGACAGTGAAACGATTACAAACAAGATTGTTCTTACATGTATCGACTCTTGGAAAAAGCACAATCCTGAATACGAAATCACTATTTTGAAGCCATCAAATGTATATTCTTATATTGATATTGATCTTAAGAGTCTGAAGATGAATGATAGTCCTCAGCATGAAGCGGATATTATACGCGCACATGTTCTACAAAAACATGGAGGCGTGTGGATTGATGCTTCCGTCTATATGGTAGGCCCTCTAGACTTTCCAACAAACTTAGACAGAGAATATTATGGATTCAAACTCAAAAAGGAAAGTTCACCTGGTATACCCATGGTTGAAAACTGGTTTTTTGCTACGGTTCCTAATGGAAAGTTTATAACAGCATGGAAAAATGAGTACATGAAGGCTGAGACATTCCCTTCTATCAGAGATGCAGTATTGGCTGTAAGAAAACAGGGTGTTAAACTTACGGCCTGCTCGGATCCTGAATATTTATTTATGCACGTGGCGGCACAGAAGGTTTTACAACTCGATATGACTAAAGAAGAAATCAATAAACAACTGTATCTCATTGATGCGGATGAAACTGCTTTCAAATATCTCGCAAACGGAACGAAAAAGGGGCTTGAATCCATATGTAATGGTGATAATGACAGTAAGATAATAAAGTTTACACGACATGAGAGAAGGTTCTTAGAAGAGAATCCCGGATTATCCGAGTGTATTTTTAATGAGAAGAAAGAACCAAAAGAAAAGAGTATATTTAACTTCGCTGGCTTCTAAAATGGCGACTGTATAAATACTTGAGTATTAAGAGAGAATGTCAGGTTCTAGAACTCCGTCCCCTCCACCCGCTGCGGACCGCGGAAAATCCGAAACGCCTACAACCAAACGTTTTATGAACGGCTGGAGCAAGGAGCAAGATCAGCTGATGGCTGATTGGTCAGATATTGCTGGTTGCTACCGATGGATGCACGACAAAGCTGAGAAGATTTATACGGCAAAAAACATGAGAATGACGATTCCAGTTATTATCCTTTCCACTCTGACTGGAACAGCCAGCGTTGGCATCAGCAGTATTGCTGGTGGCAACGATGAAGTACAGAAATACCTTAACTTCGGTATTGGCGGCGTTAGTTTAGTCGCAGCTATTCTTACAACACTCAATAACTTCTTGCGATATGCTCAGCTAAGCGAATCTAACCGTGTTTCAGGTGTTTCATGGGGTAAACTTCAGCGTGCGATTGCGGTTGAACTTGCTCTTAACCCTCTTGAGCGTATGGACAGCTTAGACTTTCTTAAGATTTGCCGTGCCGAGCTTGACCGTTTGATTGAGCAGAGCCCTGCAATCCCTGATAATGTGATTGAAGCATTTGAGAAGGAGTTCGCTGATAATAAGAAGCTGCGTCGTCCTGATATCTGCCACGGTCTTGATCACACTCGCGTCTTTGATAGTACACAATCACGTCTTAAGAACATGACATCAGATGCTGCGCTCATGCTTCTTCAGAAGAAGAAGGCTTTGAAGCAAGAGATTGTTCCAGATTTAGATAAGATGATTGAGAGCGCTGTTGCAGCAACAACTGAGAGGACGAAGAGGGAGATTGAAGAGAAACTTCTAGCTATGAAGCCACGTGAACCTGAAGTTGTAAAGAGTGATGTGACAAGCTTGTTCAAGGCATCTGAAGCTGATTTCCGCATCCTTCTTGAACAACGAAAAAAGGCGATGGAGGGAATGAAACCAGCGACAGTTGTTCCTGGAAGTAAACAGGCTGAACTGGCTAAAAATATCTACGTTGATTTCACAGTAGGTATGCCTTCACCAGCGGCTACTAGCCCTGACGATGTGATTGTTGAAATCAACGAAGATAAAAAGAATGAAGATAATAAGACTTAATTAAACACGTCTTCTACGTGTAGCACCACCCTTTTTGGTCATATTTGCCAATACGAGTTTTGCGGACTGAAGATTTTGAGTGATTTTCTGAATATTTTGTTGTAAACTACTGGTTTTTGTACCAGATAGATATGCGCTAGCAGCTGGTGTTGAGGCTGTTGTTACAGAAACTACAGGTGTGCTGGATGAAGAGGGTTTGGCGAGGTATTTCTCGACTTCTGTCTGGGGTCTGGCCTTAGCTGTGGCATTAGCTCTAGCTCTCGCATTCGCATTTGCTTTAGCTTTAGCTGTGGCATTTGCATTTGCCTTGGCTTTTGCATTAGCAGCAGCTTTAGCATTAGCATTTGCCTTGGCTTTTGCATTAGCAGCAGCTTTAGCTGTCGCATTGGCAGCGGCCTTAGCTGTCGCATTGGCAGCGGCCTTAGCTGTCGCATTCACACCACTCTTAGAAGTATTAGCCTTACTATTCGCAATGAGTCGGTTTGCTGTTGTCTTTACATAAGAAGCAGCTAGATTTGCTGAAGAAGGTATAGACTTAACCATCTTCAATCTCTCTGCCGTAGCACATTGACCCGTAAAGTCCTTCTCCACGTCCTGCCATTGCCTCTGTGCAGGAGTCGGTTTTGTGGGACATACATTATTCACACAACCTCTCTGCTTCTTGATTAAGCTCAAATAGTTAGGGAGATCCTTCTTACACACTTGTAAGATGAAATCCCTAGCATCCTCTTTTGATAGCTTATCTAGATTGGATGGAACGGCTGATTGAAATGATGGAGGTGCACCACCCTTCTGTTTTCTATTCCTTCTTGTTTTCATCATCTATTCATAGCTTTTATTTTCCGTATGCCTAACAGATGGAGATTGCCAAGAGACTCCGAGACGTTTCAAAAGAAGACGCAATTAAAAGCTATGAAGAGCTGAAGGCCCTGCCGTGCGATTCTATTGGAAAAAACGCGCGAACAGGTCTTGCATGTCTCGACCATTTTCTTTTGAAACACCGCATCAAAGCCAAGACAAAGCGTCATATTTCTTTCTATGAGGCGATGCATGATAAGAATCTTATTTCATATCTTAATGAGAAGATTGCGAAAATAAAGAAGAATCCGCCCAGTGCATTGACAGAAGATGAGCTTCTCAAAGAGCGCTATAGTGTCTTCCAGCTCTATTATGGAACGATTAACCAGTTCAGACCCAGTGAGGCGAAACGTCTTTATTGTCGCTTCCAGCCAAAACATGGTATCCTGGATTTCAGTGCTGGATGGGGTGGTCGCTGTCTTGCTGCAATGGCATATGGAGTTCCTTACATTGGTATTGATGCGAATGTGAATATGCGCCCCGCTTATGAGCAGATGATTAAGACTGTAGACCCTGAAGCCGACGTAACAATGCTCTTCCAGCCATCAGAGACAGTGGACTTCTCCAAGTTCAAATACGATCTCATCTTTACCAGCCCCCCTTATTTCATGCTGGAAGAATACGAGAAAATGCCGCAATACGGCTCTGAGGAGGGTTTCTTAGAAAAGTTCTTCCGTCCTGTTGTAGCATCCGCGTGGAAGAATCTGAAATCGCCTGGCTATATGGCTCTTAATATGCCAAAGGCGATGTATGATTCTGTTAAGAAGGACATGCCGCCAATGTGGAAGCGTCTCCAGCTGCCTGTTGCAAGTCGTCATCCTGGAAACGCCGCAGCTGGACGTAAAATCGGTGAGAAAGATGTAGGCCAGCGCACAGAAGGCATTTATGTTTGGAAGAAGGGAGGAAATAATACAAGGAAGGCTCACCGTTAGTGCCCTAAAGCCTATTTTGACATAGTATCCTAGATGGAGAGCACTAAGCGCCCTGGAGGTGATATTACAACTTTGCTGGATCTTACCCCCAGAGACCGCCAAGATAACGACCTTTTTCCGTTAAATACTGACCAGACATGGTTCACACGTGATCCTGAACGTCGTATTATTCCAAGTGTTCCACTCATCGCTGATTTCCCCTTCCGAGGACCCGCCACTTTCGGCCAGCGTTTTACCTTCGATATCGGCTCAGTTCCTTGTGGAGACCTATTACTCGGTTGTGCGATTCAGATACGCCTTCCACATTGGCTTGACCCGACTACTCAGCTCCATGTTCAGAGTGGACGCTATACCTATACTGACCCTGAGACAGCATGGTATTATGCTAACTCACTAGGTACTGCCATTATTGAGAAGGCCGAACTGGAAATAGACGGAAAAACCGTTGAAGAGATTGATGGGGATTTTATTAATGTATGCTCAACACTTTTCACCGATTTGAATGAGCAGTTTGGAGTTGCAGTAGACCATCTCGGCCGTTGCTCAATCCCAAGTCTTCTATCATGGCCTTCTAACCGTCTTTTTCCTACTGAAGATGGTATTCTTCACTGTGTCCTTCCCTTCTTTTTCATGCGCACACGCTTACGAGAAGGCCTTCCGATGATTGCTATACGAGAGGGGTCTGCACGAATCCATGTGAACTTGCGACCTTTTAGTCAATGTGTTCGTCAACGCCGTGGAACTCGTCAGACATGTGATTCGGTGCCTCTAGGTATATCTGTCGGATTTCACGATACTACTTTCCCTTATGAACAAACAACGACTGTGCAGACAGTTGGAGCAACGCCTGATCTAACAAGTGTCCGCCTTCTTACATTTGGAGCATCTCTTGATGGAAAGATGAGAAATGCCATGCTCCGCCAGTCATTTGAGATTATTCACAGGGAAGTTCAGACATTCTATTTTTCAGAGCCTCTCAAGTACATGGTCTCTAAAAACAGTGGAGCAGATACTGTGCGAATCGCTCTACCTCTTGAAGCGAATCACCCTCTAGAAGAGATTCTTTGGTTTGTGCGGCGCAAGGATGTTGCTGGAAATAATGAATGGATAAACTATGGCAGTGTTCTTGAACAGAACTATGACGCAGTCTATAATAAACCTGAGCCACTACTTGTAAATGCTATACTACAAGTGAATGGTGTGACAATCTGTGATGCTGAAGAGGGATATTATCGTGAGTTAATCGCTCGTCATCATAATGGCGGCATTATTCCTTATGATAGATTTATTTATGGATATCCATTTTCTCGTCATCCTGGAAAGCACCAGCCAAGTGGAACACTCAATGCAAGTCGTGTGCAGAATCTGCGGCTCGTCTTAGAGGTGAAAGGGGCGGTTGAATGGGAAGTGAAGGTTTTTTGTCTGGGGATTAACTGGATGCGATTCCAGAATGGTATTGCAGGATCTATCTTTGAGGATTAAAATCATAGATATGGAATAATCCAGTGTCCATGTTTTTTCATTTTTGAGATTTTTGTATTTCCAACTAACCAGTTGTAATGAAGAATGAGAAAGTTTTGGGGCTGCGTCTCTACAAAGACTCCATTTGGATAGAGATCACGTGGGAGCGTCGCGTATGGAGTATTGGTAGTCTGTAGCTGAGTATTTACCCAACGCTGGTCTTCAGGAGCTGAGGCCCAAAGGGTCTTATTTGTCACTTTGAAAATCCCACCATGGTGGTCTGATCGCCATGCGATTAGTCCTGTACAACAGTTTCGGCAAGGTGTACTACACGTTTTTTCTTGTTCATCGCATTGAAAAAGAAGAGGTGTATCAACCAGCCTTAGTTTTATATCGCTGAGAAAGTCGCCTTTTACCACTACATCACCATCTAAATAAACGCATGTTTCGATTGTTTTATTATTAGCAAATGTGTTAAGAATATCGAGCTTCACGAGATTTATTTCTTGGAATGGCTTGGATCCAAATAATAGCATTTTACCTAGACTCTCGCGTTGAGCTTTTTCGTAAAGAATGCAAGGTATACCTTCCATATGAAAAAAACGATAGGATGGATAATCTGCACAGACGATGGCTAACTTCCAAGGTACTTTGGCGGCCTGTAGATGTTTATATAAATTCAAAGTAAAAAACTTATAACCGGCTGTTGTTAATGTCCATACAAGAGAGCCTCCATATAAGAATTTTGTTATATCCATCTCATTAGAATTGAGTAGAGTGTTTTAGACCCGTAAACATTTTGAAATGTTATTTGGTCTAGACCGGTCTAAGTAAAAGAACCCCCTATAGAGAAGATGGTGGCCGCACTCCTACGAACGTTAAACAGCGGTATGCAAGATAGCCGCCTGATGCCGTCTCGTGGACAACCTCGTATTGAGATGTTCATGAAGGCGTTTGTCAAGGCTGGCCGATTCACCACCCAGTTTACACGCTTAGATTTTGATACCCGTCCTGGATTA